GCGCCGCCTGCAGCTGCGCCTTCCGGCGCCCGCAAGCCATACCGATAGAGTTCGAGATTATGCAGCAGCATCGATCGCCTCCACGCGTTGCCGGTTGGTTTCGGCCAGGGCCATTGGATCGAGCCGCGTCAGCTGCAGGAGCTCAAGCACAGCGCGCCGCCGGCCTTCGGCGACGCCGGCCAGGAACAAGCTGTCGCTGTCCGGCCCAGGTCGGAAAACGAAATTGCGTTGGCACATGTCGGCGAGCATCAATTTCGAATTGCGCAGCTGCGCATACTCCGCCGCCAGGCGCATCCGCTGGAGCTCGCCCGGCCACATTCGAAACGCACGCTTCGCCCACTCCGTAACGGTCACAGCGGCACGCTCCCGAGGTCGCCGACCACCGGATGGTCGGCAGGATATTCCTCGATGGCTTCCCGCGGCGTGCCGTTGACGTGGCGAGTAACCGCGATGTTCGCCCACATCGCAACTTCACGCAGCTTTCGCAGCGTGTAGGTCTTGTCCGGCCCATCCGGCAACAGTTCGTCCAACGCGCGCGCGTAAACTTTTGCCGCCTTCCGCGCTTCCTCCATGCCCACGAGTTGATCGGGCGTCGGCTTCAAATAGTCGAAAGTGCGGGAATCTAAAATCACGGATGCACCGGCGGGCCGAACACGCGCCACCCCAACAACAGAAACAGGATGAACAGCAGCAGGGTGTTTCCGACCGGCCCCCATCCGGTCGGGCTTCGCCAATCCCAGAACCAGAACACCAGCCACAGCAGCATCAGAATCCAAAAGATCAAACCGAAACTCATGTTTTCCTCCATCATGGTGCCGGCAGTTGCTTGGGCGCGCGCCCGGCGGCCAGGGTCGTCGCCTGTTCCGCATGAGCCACGTCTGCAACGATGCTCGCTTCTTGTGTGCGCTGCGCCAGGTCGGCGTTCTGTTGCTGCGCCTCCGCCCTGGCCTTGCGGATCGCTTGGATTTCACCTTCGTCGCGCCGCACGCTTGGATCGGCGACCATGCTGGCATGCAGTAGCAACGCCGCGTCGTCACTGTTGACCACGTCGAGGATCGAGGAATCGCCGGTCGATTGCGCCAGGCCGGCGAGGGCGGACCACCATTGCAGCGTGCCGCGCGCGATCTCCGCCCGCTGCGCCTTCTCAAACGGGCTCTCGAACTTGATGTGGATACGTTGGTTGACGAGCTCCGGCGGGACCTGCAGCCCGTCGAACGCACCTTGCCGCGATAGAATGCCGTCGCGCCGCGTGATGAAGCCCGACAGTCCCTTCTGCAGCGGCATCAAATGCGGCGCCAGCAGTTTCAAATCCTCTTCCTTGAAGCCCAGGAACTCGGTCGCCGTCATCTGCGGCCGGTTTTTCAGCACTTGCCAAAGCCCGAATTTGAATCCGGTGCGGATCGCGTTGCGCAGGTTCTCGCGCTCCGCCATCGGGAATTGCAGGTTTTCGCCGCGCTTCAATACCTCGACCTGGCGCTTGCCTTCCTTCGTCATGCCGCCATAGACCAGGCCATGCGGGCGCACTTCTTCGGCGACCAGCACGTCCTCGTTCGTGACCAGCAACATCGGCTCCGCCTCGAATTGCATCGAGACTTGCGTGAGGCGCGACATTTCATCGTTGCTGCGCATGTCGGGCAGCGCGTCGTGACCAGGTCCGACCGCCCACGCTTTCCCGGAGCGGCGCGCCCATTGAATCTCGTGATAGGGCAATTCGTAAAATCCGCCCTCGATCTGAAAATCGCGCTTGTCCGGCGACACGTAGCAACTCAGCCATTGGAAGCCCGACGGCCCGATCCGCCCTTGCTGAAAGTACGGATTTTCGAACACGGCATGAATGAACTTTGCCCGTTCGTCCGGCTGCATCTGCGGCGCGCGTTGCCCCCATTGCTTCGCCGCCTGGCGCCCGGTCAGCATAAATTCGCGGTGAACGCGATCGGTCTCGCCCGAGGCGTTGACGCCCTTAAACATTTCGTTGAGCGGGATCGCGCGCTCGATGATGCGCGAGGCGCCGACAACCTCTTCTTGCGAGAGCCAGCCGGTGCCGAATGCGCCCAGGTCAGCGAACCAGGGCGGGACGTTCAGGTAGAAATTTGAGATCCCAGGATTCAGGCTCGAATAGTGGACCGACGCCCGATTCCAGAGATAGGTTTTCACCGGGCCGTAATCCATGAGGTCCTGGTCATCGATCACGAGCTCGAACCACCGCGTCGCCGGATTCGTCGCGTTCGAGAACATGCCACCGACGAAATCTTCGTTGGCGTAGAGCGGCGTCGAGTCGAACGCCACGTCCCAATCGCGCTCCGTGTAGCCGGACACTTCGAAGCTCTGTTGATCCGGCCGCAGGTAACGCGCGAGCTCGCGCCAATAGCGTTCCTCGCGCGCACGCTCGCGCTTCATCTCGCCGTGGATTTGCTCGATCTCCTGGAAGGAAGGCATGTCAGTGTGTCCTGCGTACAGGTTTCCCTGAATCGTCTAGCTTCATGCGATACCACCAGCGACCAGGCTTTCCCGGATCGCGGCCGCTCTCGATCTCGAAGCCGCCGAATTTCGGCTTCCGCAGGTCGCGCACCCGCGCGCTCAATCCCGTTCCTATCCCGCTTGCCGACGCAATCACCTTCGCCAACTCCGTCAGATAATGTTTGCGTCCGTCCAACATGATCGTCCGCACCTGGCGCAGCTGCGACGCCAATCGCTGATAATCTTTTTCCGGGTCGTAGGTCCGTCCGCCGAATGCGTTGAGCGGAATTTCCGGGAACAACTCCGGTTGATCGTCGTCGGCCACGTCACATCCCCGTCAGCATCCGATAGCCGGTCGGCGGCTCGCCGAAAAATTGCTGCCCGGCCACGCGCGAGAAACTGCCCTGCGAAAACAGTTTGCGCATGCGGTCCTCGGCCGCGGCCCGCGCCGACTCGCTGTCCGAGGTCGGCAGCGACGCGTTGCGCGCCCGCTTAATCGCCTCCGTTTGCGCGGTCATAGCCGTTGCAACGGCTTCCGACGATTTGGCGGTTTGCCGGGCGAGCTCCGCTTGCTGCTTCTTGAGCTCGTCCTGTTGCTGGATCGCCGCTGCCTCTTGGCCGCCGGTGCCCGGCGCGGTGAATGCTCGCGAGAACGCCTTGCCTATGTCGCACATGATCGGCCTCCATTTTCCGGTTGATCCACACGACTCGCTGATAGAGCTCGCCGCCGAGCCCGCGCGGCTCCGGCGGCCCCGACGATTCCATGCCCATCGCTCGCAGCCACCGCTCCGAAAATTCGTCCGTGACGAGAACGTGGGTTTCCGCCATCCGAACCTTGTGATGCTCCAACTCAGGCACGATCACGCGCCGGAACCAGCGCACGAACTCCGCCGCAATCAGCGGCCACCGCGTCGTCGAGAAACTTTGGAATAGCGCGACCGCCTCCGACACCCGGTACACCATCGCGATCGCGATCGGCTCCGGCGCGCCTTCGCTCGCGAACAACGCCATGCGCACGATCGCGTGCGGGCGCAGGTCCTCGATTTGGTCGAACACCAGGCGCGCGTCGTCGGAGCCGCGCGTGCGGGCGAGCTCTTCGGCGCAATGCGGGCGCAAGTGCGTCAGCACGTAGCCGATCGAGTAATCGTCCGCGGCGCAGCTGATTATGCCCATTTGCGCGTCACCGGGTTGTAGCGGCCGGCCTTTCGATTGTCCTCGCGCCTCATGCGGCGCTTGCGATCCATGTCGATCACGCGCGATCGCGCGCGCGAGCTCCCGCAAATCAGCGCGCCATACTGCAGCGCCTCGTGCGCATGCCCGTCGAACGTCTTTTGAATGTTGCCGCGGTCGTTGGTCCCGACCACCTGGCGATACTGAAACGTCTGATTGAAGCCGCGCCGGAGCACCTTGCACGATGGATCGACCAGCAATCCCGCCAAACCGTCATCGAGCGTCAGGTCGAATTTGCAGTTCACCGCCTCGACCCGCGCCCCGAGGTCCTGCGTTGGGGCGAGCTCTACCTCGCGCGCCAGGTATCCCGCCAGGCGCCCGCGGTCGGAACTCTCTTCGGTGTCCTCGCCGGCGACCATGGAAGGATCGCACACGCAAATAAACGTGCAGCCGCGGAATCGGTTTTCCTCCAAGGTCAACATCGAGGTCGCGAGCTCGCGCATGCCGCCGCGGTCGATCGCGATCTCCGCCAGGATGCGCATTTGCCCGTTCGGCATTTCCTGAAAGTACACCGCCGCCGGCGTCAGCCCGCCGTCGATCCCGACGATCACCGGCAAGTCGCGCACCACCGGGATCGTGACGCGCGCCATGTTTCGAAGGTCGTCAAACTTCGGATAAACCGGATCGTTGGCGCGCGTGAAGCCCGGCATGACGTGAATCATGCGGCGAACCCACCACGGTCGATGCGCGTTCATCCGTTCCGAATTTTCGTAGTAGCCGCGCCCGACCGCCGCAATGTTTTCGGCGTTGTGCGCCAGGCCCGACGGCTGGAGGTAAAGCACGTAGCCGGCTTTCAGGTTTTCGAAAAAGTCGCGGTAGATGTAGTTGGTCACGTCCGGCGCGTTGCTGTCGCCAAAGAACCGACCAGGCCGCTTGGTGATTGCCATCGGCGGCTCGCGCCCGACGCGATCGACCAGGGCAATAAACAGGTCCTCCGGCAGCGTTGACCATTCGTTGAGGTAGCAATCGGTGAACTCGTTGCCGAGCACGTCCTCCGGGTCCGCCTGTTCCGAGAACGCGCGGAAGCGATTGACCAGGTGGATGCGTCCAAACTTGTCCTCGAACTCGACCGTGTGCTCCGCCTGGCGCGGTGATGCGCCGGTCCACTTGGGGAAAAGATCGCGCGGAAACAATTTCCACCAGGACGGGATTGTCGCCTGCCATACGTTGATGTACTTCTGACGCCACGTCCCAAGCACGTAGCGTCTGACTCCGTCTGGTCCGGGTCCAATGCGCGTCGCCGACACCAACGCCTTCTTGCAGCTTGCAATCGTTTTGCCAGAACCACCTGGTCCGACGATCAGCGCGGCGCTGTCGCGCGACAGGATGTACCGATCCGATATCGGTCCCGCGCTTCGCAGCAAATTTGTTTGCCCGGTTTTCGGTTCCGCGTGGAGCTCGTCCACCGTTTTCGGAAACTGGCGGCGAAATTCGTCCTCGCTCTCAAGCCATCCCATCACGTTCTTATGCGGATTCGCGTTTCCAAGCACATCGTTGAGCGAGCCGAGGTCGAGTTGATCGCCGTCGTCGCCGGTCACGCGCGCATCCCCCGCCCGTCGTCGCGAGAATTTTGAATCGGCTTTTTCGACCTAGCAGGTCGGGAGGTAAAAAAAATCTCAGTGACTCCCCGCCAGGGACACGCGTACCGGCGCGCCCAGGCGCCCGCCCGCCGGCGGGCGTGCGGGGGGGCG